TCATATTAGCAAGCATATCTAATAAAACTGTAGTTTTACCAACACCTGGATCACCAACAAATGCAACATTGGTACCTTTCATCATACCACCTTCACTTGAAAGCAAAGCATCAACTTTAGTTCCTGTTTGTATTGGAACAAATAATTGAGGATCAAATTCAAAATTATCCATTTTCATAGTGGTTGGTTTAAATCTTGTTTCAACACCACTACCTACTAAAACTTGCTTTCTTGGTCTACCTCTTTTAACTTTTTCTAACATAACCTTTATTTTTTTTAGGCTCGCGCCTCATTTACCCTGTAAATATACGAACGCTATTTGGCTTCTCCAAGCCCTTGCGCGGAGTCTTTAACTCTTTCTCCAACAACTTGTGATGGATTATTAATCGGGGAAATATCTCCCAACAAACCCGCATTTAAAAACTCAATAAATGCTTCTTTAAGTTCACTAAACTCATTTTTTAATTCTTTGGCTTCTTGCTCAATAGCTTCTAATTCTAATTCTTCAATTTTATTCATAACCTTAATTCCTTTATGCCATGAATATACGAACGAGGATTGGCTTCTCCAAGTCCTTGCGCGGAAGTCTTTTATTTATTTTTTAAGATCAAACATTATATGTCTAATTTCAGCAGCAAATACAGATGAAAATGAAAATTTAACACGAGGGGGAAGAGTATTACCCTTAGAATGGTAACCTTCCTTCCAAAATTTAATTGATCTATCAGCTATCATTTCATCTTCATCATGACTGCCATCTAATGGTATTAACTTTTTTTCATCAATATCATTAAATGATGAAATATGAAATATACAAATATTCTCTGAGGTATATGCTATAGAATTGATTGTAAAATCAAAATTTTTAATTCTTTCAGTAGGATCTGATAAGGTATCTGTACTTACATCAATTATATTATTTAAATATTTAAATTTTAAACCATAAGCAGTCTCCATTTCTAACACCCATCCTAATTCACCTAACCTATCTATTAAAGCTTGGAGATCTTCTAATGTTTTACAACCTATATCATAGTCATTTGGTTTTTTACCTTGATATAAGTCTCTAATACAACCACCATAAAAATAATAATCTAACCCTGTTAAACTATTCATTAATGGGGTTAAATGTTTTCTAATTAATTGTAAATTTAAACTTAATTTCATAATATATAACCGTGCATTAATCCTTCAGTTCCCCAAAAAGAATATTTACCAAATACCTTTAACTCCTCAGAGGTTGGTTTCCAAAGATGAGCATCAACAAAAAACCTAACTGGGGTGTCAGGGTATTCTTCTTTAATATTTTTATTTTTACTTTTTAAATGTTTATAAGTAGCTTCATTAAAATACACCACAATTTCATCGTATTTTTCGCGAGGATTACCGTTATAATTCAATGAATGATCATAGAATAACTCATTTAGTAAATGCTTCTCATATGGCCAAATATCCGCTTTTATAAAATTCACATTTTTTGAAGAGGTTGATTTATTAAAATTACTATTATAAAAAGCCCAAGATAATCTATCAATAGGAAGATATTTTAAATCAAAAGTACATTTATCTTTATTATCTAAATCAGGAAATTTCCCTTCTATTCTTAATCTTTCTCTTTCAATATCTTTATTTTCCTCAGTTGAATACTCTCTCTTAGAAATTGAATCACCACTATAATTGTAAGTATAAAGTTCTCTAGGTAGAAATAATACTTTACCTCTAGCTTCAATATGTCTCCAAATATTAGTATCATTCTGCCACCACTTCAACTCACCATTCAAATCAAAATGGGGTATTGTATTTCTCCAAGCTCTACCCATTGGAGCAAAATTAATATTATGTCTAACTTGTAAAGCATAATTTGACATTGAAGTATATTCTTTTAACTCTTTCTTCATTGAATGTCCACAAGTTATTCCCATTAACTTAGGGTCTTCTATAAAGTATTTCGCGTATATCTCCAATAAATTAGCGTATATTTCATCGTCACTATCCAATTGCATAACAATGTTCCCACTACAACCATACTGCGGATTATAAAATATTTCTTTCTTCCTAGATTGGTTATAATAAATAACCCTTGAGTCATTTCTAGCAATTTCCTTCAATCTCCCAACAGCACTATCCTCAGTTGAAAAATCATCTGTCACAACCCACTCCCAATAAGGATAAGTTTGAGCTTTAATCATCTCATAGATATGATCTACCCACTTACCTCTATTATAAAACGATGTGCTTATTGAAAATATTGGCCTTTCCATACAACTTTTTATTTTATCTAATTAATATACAACGAATATATTAGTATAACAAGTTTTTATGAAAATCTTGATTCAAATGCTGCATAATTTTGGTTTACTTCCTCTCCTGTTAATACTCTATTGTAATATTGAACTATAGGGATTTTACCATTAAAATATCCAGAACCAAAATTAGATCTTCCTATCCAAACTTCTTGGTTGTAATAAACAATTGGTCCACTCTTTGCAACCGAATTAATGAACTCACCATCTACAAATATTTGCTGGGAACCTTCTTGATAAGTTACACATACATTATACCAATTTCCTGCTGTTACAGTCCCTCCAGGAGCAGATACTCCTGTCCAATTACTTCCATTTTGATTAAAACCAAATAGAATTGAACCATCTGAATTTGTTCTAATATGATTAGCGTAATAAGGGTTATTATGAGCAGTCTTGTCATAACTAAACAACACATTATAATTGTTAACTACATCAACATTAAACCACATATTAATTGAGAATTCTTGTTGATTAAAAGTTCCAAAACCATTTGACATAATTTCAAAATAATCATCAGTCCCATCAAATTCCAAACTACCTCCATTTCCACTAACCCATGTAACACCATTTGTTAATCCATTATCACTATCTACAGCATTACCACTTACATCCATTACAGCAGTTCGGGTGTGTGGGTAAGATGATAAGATACCAGCATCCGCATAATAAATTAAACCATTTGTAATTATATTACTAGGAGCACTATCCAAAATCCAAGTATTTTCTAATCCACAAATGTAAGCTACAGCATCATCAACATTTGTAACACTAGTACCTGTTCCTCCTAATGTAGCTGAGATAGAAAACAACTCATTACTATCATTAGCAATCCACCCTATTGGAGTGTTATTTAATCCTAAAGTATAAACAACCAACCCACCTGCAGGTATATTTAAACTGTTTAAATACCCAGTAGTTGAAGTTGGCCCATATTCCTCATCTTCTCCAGTACCTAGTACTAAATTACCTCTCCTTAGACCTTCTTTAGTAGGTTGTGAAGTTGAATATTTTAAAAAATTTCCCATAATTACTTAAGCTGGTATTATTGGATCTATACTCCATTCTGTGGTTGCTAATATAACTAATATCTCAGAGTGTGTATATTCTTGGGATTTAGATGTTAAACCCGCAATTGAGGATGGCATCGCCCCCTCATATTTAACTAATGTTTTAACACCGTTTACTGACATTCTAGTAGTATTGGATGCTGTCTCCATCACTTGTGAAAAATCCACACTTGAAATTTCAGTGTAATTAAATATCACATATTTTCTATTATCGTAATTCTCTACGGACATATTTTATTATAAATATAACTAATTATACTTCTCTTTTATTACCATGTACTACTTTAACAGTTGGGAATCTTAATGAAATCCCACCTTTATCATTTGTAGTTTCTTCAAAATATTGTACAGTAATTATTTTACCTACAATTGAACCATCCATATATTGTAGCCTTTGCTCTTGAGACCAACCACTACCAACTTTTACTCTATGACCTTTATGTTCAATCCATACTTGGGCTAACATTTTAATAGTTTCTGACTTACCATCTCTAACTACTTCATGATCATCACAATCAAAATCTAATACCTTATATTCAGCATCATGAAATTGCTTTACTTTAACTAAATTTTTAGTACGCTTACCTTCATATGCAACATTCTTTCTTAACATCACACCTTCCCAATTGTTATCATTAGCTAATTCAACCCAAGTTTCTAAATGCTCATTATCTGCAATCTGATACTGCTCAGTGTAACGTAAAATATCATCAGCAATATGTCTACCTGTTAGAAATGATCTTAATTTCTGTAATCTACTTTCTAATTCCTCACCACCTTTTTTATCCTCAAATACTGGCTTATGTAGCATATCAAATATCATATAAGCTGGATTTTCAATTTGGTGATCTTTTCTTCTCAATTGCTTCATTATGCCTTGAAAATCTTCATTCCCATTTTGATCAACTAAACAAATCTCACCATCAAATACAGTATTAACAATTCCAGTGGCTTCAATTGCTTCCTTTACTTTATCTAATGTAGTTAATTCTTTACCCATTCTAGAATAAAGCCTACAACTACCATCTTCATCTGTAATAGCTAAACATCTCACTCCATCTAATTTTCTAGAAGCAAACCAACCATCTTCCCAATTACATTTACCTTCATACTCTTTAGCTAATGCAACTTTAAATGCAGGTATTAGACCTGGAATTGCTTTATTAATAATTGAATCCCCTGCTCTTATACCTAAGTCTTTATCAATAATCTTATAAATTAACTCCTCACAACCTTCAACCTTAGCAAATCCATTTACAGTAGCAATTGCAGCATGTCCAGTGTAAACTCTATTAGATAAATCATCTAACATATTAAATATAGCATCATTTAAATCATCTATGTACTCCATATTTACACCATCCACTAAATCACTATTTTTTATACAAGTCTTACTTGTAACATAATACTGTTTATATGGATTGTAAGTGTATGCTAGTATCTTATGAATAAATTCACTACTACCCTTAATAATTTCAATTTTCTCCAATGCACTTGAGGTACTCCTCATTTGCTCAATAAACTCTTTTAATTCTATCATATAACCTTTATTTTTTATTATGTGGTGAATATACGAACCCTATATGCGGTAACCAAATATTAATACGTATATTTTACAAGTCTTTATACTTAAATTTCTTTACTTTAGGCTTCTGCTTACGTGGCTTCTTAACCCACATATCTTTTCCAGCATACTTAAACTCATCTTCCTCTCGGTACTCGTATTTAAACGGCTT